TGCAAAGTTTAATACAAACTTATAATTATTATTTACAAATGATTAGGGATGTCACCGGATTAAACGAAGCTAGAGATGGTAGTATGCCAGATAAAAACGCTTTAGTTGGTGTTCAAAAACTTGCTGCTGCAAATTCTAACACGGCTACAAGACATATATTACAATCTGGGTTATTTTTAACTGCAGAAATCGCAGAATGTTTATCACTTAGAATATCTGATATTATAGAATACTCCCCAACAAAAGATGCTTTCATTCAAGCTATCGGAGCACACAATGTGGCAACTTTAGAAGAACTAAAAGAATTACATCTTTATGATTTTGGTATATTTATAGAATTACAACCAGACGAAGAAGAAAAGCAAATGTTAGAGAATAACATTCAAATGGCACTGCAACAAAAAAATATTGAACTTGAAGATGCTATCGATCTTAGAGAGATTAAGAATATTAAACTTGCTAATCAATTATTAAAAATACGTAGAAAGAAAAAAGAAGAAAGAGATAGGCAATTACAATTAGAAAATATTCAAGCACAAACAGAATCTAATACTAAAGCCGCGGAAGCCGCTGCTCAGATGGAAATACAGAAAAACCAAGCGTTAAAGCAATCTGAATCTCAACTTGAACAAATGAAAGCGCAAATAGAATCTCAAAAAATGCAACAAGAAGTTATGCATAAAAAAGAGTTAATGGAATTAGAATTTCAATACAACATGCAACTTAAAGGAATTGAGGTTGATGGTGTGAAAGAAAGAGAGAAACAAAAAGAAGATCGTAAAGACGAAAGAACAAAAATACAAGCAACGCAACAATCAGAGATGATTGAACAAAGAAATAGTGGAAAACCACCTAAAAACTTTGAGTCAGCAGGTAATGATACCTTAGGTGGCGGATTTGATTTAGGTGCATTTGAACCTAGTTAAATTTTTTATTAATTATTATTATATTATATTATGGAAGAAAAAGATGAACAAGTAGTTGAAGAAACTACACAAGAATCAACTGAGCAGGTTGATGAAACAAAATTTGAAAGCACTGGAGATGATAGCGTAACAAAAATAGATTTAAGTAAACCTCCTAAAATAGAGAAAGATGAACAACCAGTTGACAACACAAAAACCAAGAATGCTCAAGAAAAGATCACTGAAGGGACAATTGATAAAGAAGAGGTTGTTGAACAATCTACAGAAGAAAACACTGAGCAACCTGTTTTAGAGGAAATTACAGAAGAAGAAACAGCTGAAGAATTAGAAGATCAAGTTGAAGAAGCTGTTGCTGAAGCTGAAGCCACTGGAAAACCAATCCCTGAAAACATCCAAAAACTAATGGATTTCATGGAAGAAACCGGTGGTGATTTAGATGACTACGTAAAGCTTAATCAAGATTATAGTAAATTAGATGATCAAAATTTATTATACGAATACTACAAGCAAACAAAACCTCATTTAAACACAGAAGAAATTAACTTCCTTATGGAAGACACGTTCTCTTACGACGAAGATATGGACGAAGAAAGAGATATACGTAGAAAGAAATTAGCGTTAAAAGAGCAAGTTGCCAACGCTAGAGCCCATCTGGACGGGCAAAAGTCCAAATACTATGAAGATATCAAAGCTGGGTCAAAGTTGACTCAAGAACAACAAAAAGCAATTGATTTCTTTGATAGATACAACAAGGAGTCAGAGGTAACTCAAAAAGCAGCAAAAACAAACTCTGATATTTTTACGCAAAAAACTAATAAAGTTTTTAACGACAAGTTCAAAGGTTTTGAATATAACGTCGGTGATAAAAGATACAGGTTTAATGTAAATAATGCTGAAGAGGTTAAAAATACCCAAAGTAATTTAAACAATTTTACCAAAAAGTTTTTGGATAAAAAAATGGGTTTAAAGGATGCTAAGGGTTATCATAAATCTCTATTTACAGCAATGAACGCAGACGCTGTTGCTAATCACTTTTACGAACAAGGAAAAGCAGATGCTATGAAAAATAGTGTTGCTAAAGCCAAAAACGTGAATATGGATCCAAGACAAAGTCATGGAACTATTGAAGCTGGCGGTGTTAAAGTAAGAGTGTTAGGTGAAGATTCCACTGATTTTAAGTTTAAAATTAAAAATAAATAACAAATTTAAAATTACAAAATTATGGCAATTACTGCAGGAAGTAATTTGAATAGTGTACCTTCTTCACAGAAACAAACATTATCTACAAATTACTTAGATTTTACGGGTACTACAGACAACACGTGGGCCCAACAATACGTACCAGATCTTATGGAGAAAGAAGCTGAAGTCTTTGGAAAAAGAACAATTTCAGGATTTCTTTCACAAGTAGGAGCTGAAGAGGCTATGACATCCGATCAGGTTGTATGGTCTGAACAATCAAGATTACACATTTCAGTAAAAGGTACGGTTATTGTAGCTGGCTCTACAAACGGTACATTTACAGTAACATCTGATATTGACGGAAACGCAGGTACAGCACCTGATTTCGTTGTAGCAAATCACGGTGTTAGAACTAATGATATTGTACTTATTGCAAGTGCTGGTATCGTTACTCAATGTTTAGTTGTTGATGCTGATACAGCTGTTATACAGGTTGAACCGTATGACAAAGCTGATTTAACTGGCCACGCTACAGGGTCTGGAGCTTCAACTTTATTAGTTGTTGGTTCTGAATATCAAAAAGGAACATCTTATAAAGATGGTGACGGTGCTGCTGCTGACTCAAGAACTCCAGCTAACGAACCGACTTTCAAATCATTCTCTAATAAACCAATAATTTTAAAAGATTATTACGAAGTGTCAGGATCTGATGCGTCTAGAATTGGTTGGGTTGAAGTTTCTGCTGAAAATGGTACTTCTGGTTACTTATGGTACCTAAAAGCTGAAGCTGACACAAGAGCTAGATTTACTGATTATTTAGAAATGGCAATGCTTGAAAGCGTTGTAGGTTCGAATTCAACAGTTGTTGATACAACTTTAGGAGCTTCATCTGATTCAGGTGTAGGTACTCAAGGTTTATTTGATGCTATTTCAGATAGAGGTAATGTTACTTCTGGTGTTACTGGTGTTAATGCTGCTACTGATTTAGCTGAATTTGACGCTATTCTAGCAGAGTTTGACAATCAAGGTGCTATTGAAGAAAACATGATGTTTGTAAATAGAGCTACGTCTCTAGCTATGGATGACATGTTAGCTTCGATGAATTCTTATGGGGCTGGTGGTACTTCTTACGGAGTATTTAACAACTCAGAAGATATGGCACTTAATTTAGGTTTCTCTGGATTCCGTAGAGGTTCTTATGATTTCTATAAATCAGATATGAGATACTTAAATGACAAAGCTACAAGAGGTGGTATTAACTCTGCTGCTACTAGTGCTGCTATTAGAGGAGTTATTATTCCAGCTGGTGTTTCTTCAGTTTATGATGAAATGCTAGGTAAGAATATGAAACGTCCTTTCTTACACGTTAGATACAGAGCTTCTCAAACTGATAATAGAAAGTTAAAAACTTGGACTACTGGTTCGGTTGGGGCTGCTACATCAGCTTTAGATGCAATGCAAATGCACTTCTTATCTGAGAGATGTTTAATCACTCAAGGTGCTAATAACTTCATGTTAATGAAGTAAGCACTTATTATATTAAGGATCGAGGCTTCGGCCTCGACCCTTTCTTTTTATTAATTTTATTATATATTATATTATGGCAAAAAAACAAGAAACAAAAAAAGTTGAGGTAAAAGAACCTCAAGTTCAAGAAGAAGTGGTAGTTGAAACTGCCCCGGTTGTAAAACAACCAAAAACAAAAAGAAAAGAACCAACTAACAAAACAACAAATGACGGTTGGGAAATAAAAGATAGGGTTTATTATTTAAAAGGTAAAAAACCACTATCTCACATGATTAGATCTGCTAATATATATTGGTTTGACGAAGAAAAAGGATTTGAAAGAGAATTAAAGTACTGCGAAAATCAACAAACTTGCTTTGTAGATGAAATGAAAGGTGACCAAAGATTATCTCACATTATTTTTAGAAATGGAGCTTTACACGTTACTAGAGAAAAAACAGTTTTGCAAAAACTACTTTCTTTATACCATCCAGAACGTAATGTTTCTTATACTGAGTGGAAACCAGTAGCAAAAGCTGCTGATGATATAAACGTATTAGAAATGGAAATAGAAGCTTTAAATGCAGCTCAAAATCTAGACATTGATATGGCTGAGGCGGTTATGAGAGTAGAAGTTGGCTCTGGTGTATCTAACATGAGTTCTAAGGAGCTTAAAAGAGATTTGTTATTGTATGCTAAAAGAAATCCTGAATTGTTCTTAGAATTAGTTAACGATGAAAATGTTGTTCTTAGGAACTTTGGTATTAAAGCGACTGAAATGGGGATATTAAAATTATCCTCTGATCAAAGAACGTTCAGTTGGGGTTCTAATGATAGAAAACTAATGAATGTTCCTTTTGATGAACATCCATATTCAGCTTTAGCCGCTTGGTTTAAAACTGATGAAGGAATGGAGATTTACTCCAATATAGAAAAACGATTAAATTCGTAATCAACTTGTAGTAAGCGATCGCCCTACGGGGCGATTGCAAAACTACATAAAACAAATTGTATG